CTCAGAAGGTGGAAATATATTTAAAAGCATAATTTTGTTAAATGCGGACAAATTGACTATGGATGCGCAATCTGCGTTACGTAGATGTATAGAATTATTTAGTCACAATACACGATTTTTCATGGTGGTTGAAAACAAATATAAATTGTTAAAACCTATTTTGTCGCGTTTTTGCGAGATTTATGTTCCATTACCCATTATTAATGGTAATCCCACCAATATTTATAAATATAATTTATCAACTAATTTTGATTTAGCAGGTGCGACGAAGCTTCGGTCTGATTGGTTAAAAAAAGAATTAACTAAGTGTACCTATGCAACTGTTCATTTAGATGATCTAGTAACATTATCTACAAAACTGTATGAAAAGGGGTACAGCGGGTTAGATGTGATACAATTATGCGAAACTGCTAAATTTATAGAAACTATAATGAGTATAACTCAAAAATATAAATTGTTGTTAATATTTGACAGAGTAAAACATGAATTTAGAAATGAGAAATTATTGATTTTGTTTATTTTAAATTTTGTGTTTTTAAATAATTCTTATATTATAGACCACAATTCGGTGTCAAAAATGTTAACTGTTATATAAGAATATATAAATGTAAAGTTATATAAGTTTAAAGTTGTAATATTTTAAACTTATATATTTCAATGGACGATTTTAATATTGGTTCCCTTCATGAATCGAAAAATGAATGGTGCGCGAGACTAATCACATTATTAACACCACTTATTGTGGATGGTTATAAATCTATTTTAGATGAAGCTATAAATTTATGTAAAACAAATGATGAAATGGATAAATATTTAATGACGTTTCAAAATTTTATTTCACGAATACCCAAGTGGAATCCAACAATAATAGAGACAGAGAGAAAACGTATATGTGATAAAAGTGGATGCATGTATTTAGAAGATCTTATTACATGCGTGCACATAATTCAACTGAAAATTCTAACTGCTATGCGGGTTGGTCAAAAGCAAAAAAAGATTGACATAAATATTCCCAAACTAGATGATTTTATTCATAAGGTTTATATCAACGTTGCCCGTAAAATATATAAAAATGTGTATTTATTTGAAATTGATGTAATGCCACTACAAATCCAAAAACACAATAGAGAACTAGAAATATTAATTCAGGAGGGTATTTTAAATACAATTCGCGAAAGTATTCCTGTTGAAGCCATATTAAAACAATACATGGAACAGACAATTGAAGAAGATGTAGTGGAGGAAATAAAGGAACAAATTGTGGAAGAAAAAGTGGTTACTGAGCCAGAGAAAAATAAAGAGGTTTTAGTTACTACGAGTCCATCGAGCCCTTTAGTGGTTACATCTAATTCTCAAATAAGTTTTGATGATATGGATTATATTAAGGGACACGATAATGTAGTCATGTCGGTTGATGCGCCCAAAACCTTTGAAAGATTAGAAGAAATTAGCGAATTACGCGCAAAACAACGTAAGATTGACGAAGCAGAAGAAAGTGATGGGGATAAGATTAAAATTTATGATGATTTTATAAATTTAGATGCTATGGATATTCACGTAATTGATGAACCAAAATTACAATTGCTTCCCGATTTATTAATTGATGATATTGAAGTGTTGGAATAATGCGTGAAATGCGTGAAATGCGTGAAATGTGTGAAATGCGTGAAATGCGTAAAAACCGTAATAACAATATAATATAATAAATTAATTTAGATGGATAACATTTTTTTATTAGCGGGCGTCATTTCAGTTGTATTTTTTATTGCTAAATTTGTGGAAATGCGTTTTTCTGATAATGAACCCAAGCCACTAAAATTAATGCTGAGAGACACTCTTTTAGTATATGTGTGTGTGGTTGTTGGTTATTACTTACTAGAACAAATAAAACCATTTACTCAATCCGGTGGAAATGTAGGACACCCTACCCAGATTTTCATGGACAATCCTGAATTTTGAGATGTATATATTATATAATAATATCGACATTATTGTATAATAATACTATAAATACTACATTAAATAACTAACGTCCTGTCCACACTTTTACAATTGTCTTGGGCAGTCGCCCTTTTTTAATATCATTCACATATTGTTTATAAGAATATCCATATTTTTGATATGTCATTATATCACCAAGTAGTGATTTTTTATTTGACAATTTGTATTCAGCAAAAAATAAACATCCAAATATGCGTTCTAAACATTGGCGGTCTTTCCGAGTATGAACTGCATCAATTAGATTTGTAATGCTGTATTTATCTTGTATATGTAATAAAAAATCGCGGTTAATAAAACATTGAACCCCAAAACATCCATACCATTTTAAGTGTGGCATTCCAAGTACATTATCATTTAAATTTAATTGGTTAATTATGCTATATGCGTTTTTCAAATTATGCGCAATTCTTAGCCGATTGTCCAAGTCTTCTTTATCGGGATAAAAGAACCATAAGGGTATCACTTTTACGTTTTCATTAATTAGTTTATCAAAATTAATTCGACTATGAATAAATACGCTATCATGAATAATTAATGCGTTTTCGAAAAAAAGCTGTCTAATATAATAAATATAGGGTAGCAATTCTCCGCGCCCTTTAAATTCAGATTGTATTATTTCAATATTTTGGTATGGATGATAAGATTTCACAAATTGATAATTGCTATTATCATCAATAATAACAATTTTTATATTCGGATATATGCGCCGCAAGCATTTAATTGAATAATTCCAATAATGATTCGTTTCCACTGATGTAACATGACGGGTCATAATAACTCCATATTTGGTATTCATAATTATATTACTTATACTAAATATAATTATTATACAAACCAACCCAAAATTTCTTATATTTTATACATAATTGGCATACTGTCAATATCTATTATTTCTTTTGGTACATCTCCTTTAAATACCGAAAATGATTTAAATTCGGGACGTTCCAATTGGGCTTGTGGCGTGTGTTTGTGTGCATGTCTAGCAATCATTTTATACAATTTGAAATCGGGATACCTATCATCACCATTTTGTTTATATAATAGATTTATACCTTTATCATCGAGGCACCATTCTGTTATTAATCGTTTAATAGGGTCACATTTTTGTATATCAGCAATTTCATCTAAATCGTCTATTATATAGTCAAAAATAGAACATGCTAGCCGACATAAATCAAAACTAAAATTGGGGTCTAATCTTGGTTTCTTTTCATTAAAAAACGGTTCGGTGTTATATTGTGTTGCGGCATCTTCGCCGTTTTGAAAACTATCACTGCAAAACAACAAATCATTACACTTGTAAATGCTTCTTCCAAAATCAATTATTTTAAACAATCTACCAAACGACGGAACCTTGTATGTTATTTTTTTATACCGATAAAATATGTATTTCTGCTTTGTATGGTTATACATTACATTATTAGTATGAAGGTCATTATGCGTGAATGAAAACGTCTTTTGATATGTAATTAAAATCATAATAACCTGCATCAATGCTGAATACCACTCATCATTCGTCAACTCGTTTGTTAATATTAAATCATCAAATGTATTTTCACAATACTCCATACAAATGACTTTAACCGGAAAACGTTTGAGAGTCAATTCTATTGTCTCTTCTTCTTCATCTTCTTCATCCTCTTCATCGTCATCTGCATCTTCGTCGGCATCTTCGTCGGCATCTTCGTCGGCATCTTCGTCGGCATCTTCCGCGTCATGGATAATAGCAGCATTATCATCGTCATCATAATCCGAATTATTATCTTCATCCGAAGTATTAGACATTCGTGAAGAACATGTCGAACTAGATTTTATGGTAACTACGTCATCGTTTATTTCCTTATCAATTTGTGTGACTTCTATTAATTCACTATTAGGCTCCAATTGTGAAGATCCATTTACAAATACATTGTCAAATAAATCATCGGATATTGAATTTATAGACATTTGTGATTTTAATGTGGAATTATGGTCTATGTTTATGGGAATCTGCTGGTTATAGTTTTTAAACAGGTGTTCATAGTCATCAATATCAAACAATACACTTTTATGTTTATTAAAAAATTCGGAATTGTTAAGATGTTCAATGTCATCAAATACATTAAGTTTAAAATTATTTTTAATGGCTAAGAACGAACCGTAAAAATCGAGTCCATGTATAAAATTTTGGTCGTGTAACAATTTACTAGTTAAAAATACGAAAAAACCATCTACATATGCGGAATTATTCTGATTCGCAATCTTAGGATGAACCGTTTCGTCTGTTGATGAAATATTTGGCAAATTAAATAGATTACGATTGTCTACATCATACTTTCCTATTAAATATTTATAAGGGTCTAATAGTGGTGCCATTTTAAAAAAAACGTCACAATCTTTTGATTTGTTGTTTATAATATTTTTTAAGCGACAATTGTATGATTGTTCATCTGCGTCATTTGCATTATAACTAACACTGGTTATATACAATTTATTATCAAGATTAATATTATTATAATTTGTTTCGTTTAGGCTGAAAAATCGTTTATAAATAGGATTATAATTTTGTGCTTGTGAGAGATGCAGTCCTAATGGGTTCTCAAAACATTTGAACAATTCGTGGTTTTTCCTTTTTTGGTAATTAGTCTGAATCATCATAGCTAAATAATATATAAATTAAATGTGTTTTTAACTTATAATATATTAATTAATTAAATAAAATTACACTAAACAAAATGTTGTAAACCCATTTAGTTAAAAAATCAAATTTAATTTCTTAAAGATAACTATTATGACATTAGAATTAAAAAAATTTGACATGAAAAATATTAGTTTTAAACCCAATGAAAATAAAGGTCCTGTTGTGGTGTTAATCGGTAAACGCGATACTGGTAAAAGTTTTTTGGTGCGAGACTTACTTTATTATCATCAAGATATACCCATTGGAACGGTTATATCTGGTACAGAAGAAGGTAACGGGTTTTATACAAAAATGGTACCCAAATTGTTTATCCATAATGAGTATAATACTGCTATTATTGAGAATGTATTGAAGCGACAGCGCACCGTTTTGAAGCAGATTAAAAAGGAAATGGAATCGTTTAAACGCTCTACGATTGATGGGAGGGCATTTGTTATATTGGATGACTGTTTGTTCGACGGTTCATGGACACGTGATAAGATGATGCGACTTTTATTTATGAATGGGCGTCATTGGAAAATCATGCTAGTCATCACAATGCAATATCCTTTAGGCATTCC